GCTGCGGCTGCGTCGGTGGCGGCCCCTGTTAAAGAATCTTGCCCGGAGGCGGCGTCTTCTGACTTTTCCCCTAGCGACTCAATTAACGCATTAACTTTTTCAATGGCACCGGATGAGGCGTCAGCGGCTAAGTTAAGCTCATCTATTTGTGCCTTCAGTTCCCTTGCCCGATTTATGTCTTCGCTGGTGGCGATTTGCATTGCGCCACCCTGCGGGGTGAGCTGGCCGCTGTTCCTTATAATGTCCTGTACAGTTTCGAGTTGTGCGCCCAGCTTTTCGGCCTCAGTGCGCGAGTCGATCATATCTTGAGAAAACTTGATCTTTCTATTCTCAAGCTCTGAGCGCGTAAGCAGATCAAGGTTATCTGTGAGGTCGCCAATAGCCGTCTTTAGAAGCTGCGCCCTTTCAATAGCCGGGTCCATTGAGTCGCTAAGGCTATATATCGAAGCAGCAGCGGCACCAAGCACGGTCGCCAGCAGCACGTAAGGGTTAGCTCTTGCGGCGATATTGAACGCAATCTGTGCACCGGTTGCAGCGCGTGTTGCTACGGCGATGGCTGTCAAAGTTGCAGCGGCTCCGGCCAGCCCCGCGAAAGACGCCTTTAGAATGTCAACATTTTCCGAAAGGTCAGATACAGCCTCATCGACGCCACCGGCGTCCTCTGTAAAGTCTAAAAACTGGCGGCTTAGGGCGCTTACTAACGGAGACACTTCCGCCGCAAGCTGTTCAGACAGTGCACTGAATACTGAACCGACACGATCAATCTGTTTTGCTGCATCCGTGATGTTTTGCGCATCAGCTTCAGACAGAGCAATGCCAAGCGCCTCAGCCTCCTTAGCCTGTTCGGCCATGGCTGCGCCGTTGTTTCTCAGAAGCGGTAGCAGCCTTGTGGACTCTGAAGACATGGCCTCCATGAAAAAGATCATCTCGTTTTGAGAGACGTTTGCTTTTTCTAGGCTGCTTACAAATAACTGAAGGGCGTCTGGACCTGATAACTCTCTGAACTGTTCTGCGGTTACGCCAACTTGGGGGGCTATCTTCTCAAAGAAGTCGGCCATCTCACCGCCGCCGGTAGTGAGAAAGTCACCTACGCGGTCTGACATATCCTTGAGGATACCGGAAAGCTGTCCGGCTTCAACGCCAACTGTCTTGGCACCGAATGCCATCTTTTGGAATTCTGGGACAGTGGAATTGGCAACGCGGGCTAGGCCGACTACTTCCTTCGCCGCTTTAATCGACTTAACTGCCATTGCGCCAAGCGCAACACTGGTAGCCGTAGCCGCCGCCGTGAAGATTACCAAAGACTTGCCAAGCTCAGTCACAGTGCTGCGAGTGCTGCCAGCCTGATTACCAAACCGATCTAGATCTTTCCGCCCGCGCCGGATGTCGCTTGTGTCTGCCCGGATTGCTAACGAATAAATATCAGCCACGTTTTGCGCCTCCCCCGGCTTGCTTGAATAGTCTTTGGAACTGAGAGCTAGAACGTTCGCGCATTTCTTCTAGTGACCTGGTGTCATAAGGAGGCTCTGCGTTTAAGTCTTTGCTTCTATGCAATTGTATCACATAACTCTCAGATAGCCCGTGCAGAGTCTCAGACTCCCAAGGCGTTAAATCGGTATCAGTGAGTCTGCACCATGCTGATATTTCTTGGTAGTCAACAGGTGCCGGGCCTTGCCGTGCGAAGCCAATCCGGGAGAGCATTTCGATGAGGTAAGCGCCCTGATCGTGGTCAGGTAGTTTTAGGCGAGAATCTTTGGGGTCTAGCTGTCTTGATCTTTGTTCCTTTTCGCCCTCTGGCACAGCGTGGAGCCATGCCAGGTGGCGAACAGCAAGGTCTAGCTTTTCCCTGACTTTGTGAAAAAAAGGGAGCGTTTCTGGATTGCCACGCTGATTTGACTTACGAACCAGTCGAGGCTCTCGTCTTTCAGCATTGTAAGTGCTTCGTCACTGTCCGGCTTGATTGCCTTGCCGTTGGCTTCCACGTTTTTCCATGACGCGATACAAGCCTGCAGCAGCTTAGCGCCACGCTCTGACGCCTGGGCTTCGTCGGTGGCGTCAAAGTCGCGTGCAAGTTCTACAGCGGCGGCGCGGTAGGCTTTAGAATCACGGCCATACACCTCAACCACAATGTCAGTGATGCCGCCAAGTGGGTCTTGAATGGGCACGGTTGCCGTGTCTTTACGGGTGAATGATCGAATATCCATTAAACCGCCTCAACTGGCAGGGGCTTGCTGGTCAGGTCAATGGTGCATGACCCGCCGAACATGGTATTAGCAGAGCCTGCGTTGTAGGTAAAGCTCGACACGATGCCGGTGTAAAATAGGGTATCGCCGTTTCGATCAACAAGCTCAAAGCTGTGAACGTTACCTGCTTCAGCACCATCAAGTGCAGACTGAAGCGCAATTTGGCCGGTGTCTGTGGCATCACGAGCAATTTGCAATGTCATTTGGCCGTAATCAATTGAGCCTGGGCGTTTAGCAACAATGCCGGTATCAACTGGGGTAAAAGTTACGACTTCACGAGTTCCGCCCAATTCGCCAAGGTCGCCAACTTCGCCAACGGCGTCAAAAGTCAGTGCCTGATACCCGGGTGCGTCATAAGTTGCAGGGACGCCCGCAACAAGAGAAAGGGTGGTACCCAATGTTGTAAATACGTTGCTCATAATGTAATCCTCTAAACTTCAGTTTTGATATAACCAATTCTACCACATTAATCTGGCAGATTCGCAACCTGTTCATCTATTGATCTGTCAAGCTCTCTTAAGCTGACCCGAACCATGCCCTCCGCCGCCTGAGTAGACCAAGAATCAAACTCCAGACGACCGATATAGGGGGCATTATTGGTCAAGAAAAATACATTCCCCGGAGCCTTATGAGTCTCCCCCGCAATGCTGGTTATCGTTGGCGTCCCTGTTTTGTCGATTGCCGTTGTTGTGCCGCTCGCTGGACTTCCTATTGATGCTTGCCAATTGCCTCGCGCCTGCCCGCCTGTATAGCCCGGTGGTGGCGGGCCTTGCCATAGGCTAGGATTGCCAACAGGCGTGCGCAATACAACACGCCTCGATAAGTCTAGTAGCGTGCCCCGAACAACCTTGTCCATTCGGTCGCCCACCAGGCGCTCTATATCTCTGAGCCTGCTAAAGTCGAAGTTAGCCAAACGCCCTCCAGTTCACGCTTACCGGCATTAACCACCAGCCGCCCGAAGCCAGGCCTTGCGATACGTTAACCTGCTCGACCACTACGGCTTGGCCGTCAAAGGTAAGCACTGTCCCGCGTTCGAAGTGTGCCGTGATGTCGTCAATTAATTGATGTGCGCCAAACTTTGAATCGTCCAATGGTGTGTAAATGCTGATCTGATACACGCCCACGAAGTCAGTTGACCCGCTAGGCTCAAGGCCAACAGTGGAAGATGTAGCAGGAAGATAAGATTCACGTAACCAAGTCTCGCCCTCGACCGGCGTATACTTGGCGTTCTCGAATGCGATGGGCGGCGCGCTAGGCAGGCTGTTGAGGCGAGTGGATAGTGCTGCGCTGATCTTTCTGTGGCTCATGCTATACCCTCAACTGGCAAATATAGACCACGTCTGCGCCTGACTTCGTGATCGGCTGCACATCCATGACCCGGAAAGTTTTCCCTTGCACCGCTGCGCGCCAACCTTGTTCTGGCCTGCGGCTAACCTTGTTCAGAACGAGCCGTGTGTCTGAGCGCTTGATAACGGTGCCGTCAACTTCTGCGTTTTGGAAACGGGACGGATAGCCGAAGCCAGGCACCACGTTCTCACTTGCTGGGGTAGTGACCTCGCCCGTTGCCGGGTTTCTGACCTCATCGGTTTCATAGGTAAGCGACACGGCTTCCCCGAATTTAGCCAGCAAAGTAGTTGCAGTGTCAACAATGCTCATGCGCGCGTCACCGCAAATGTGGTTGTACTTGAACCGCCGTTAACCAACAGCTTTCGCAAAGCCGCTGTAATGGTTTTAACGATGGTCTGAGAGGCTGCGTTGTCCATATACTCGACTTCAATAACGTCCACCTTCTCCCGCTTCGTGCTGCGGCCTACA